AATTTTCATCAGCATACTTAAATGCCTCAAATGAAAATTCCTTTGTTTCTGTTGAAGACCCACCCCAATACATATCTTCGTATGTAAAGATAACTTTATCTTCGGTTACTTCTAAATAATCCCATACACAATTTGCGTAATCTCTTTCATATCTCCAATAGTCATCACCAGATGTATATTCTCTCGACCAGCATGAACTATCTAAATATTTAATAAATTCTTCTCTTGTCATATTATGAGTTTTTAATTTTTTAAAAATATTTTTGTGGTATCTAAGTTTTAAATTAATTCATCTGTCGGCATACAATACATAATGAATCGGTGTGAACCATACTCATTTTCGTAATAATAACTTCCTTGATTTACCTCATCATTATTGGGTTCAAACATTATGTATTTAGAAGTGGGGTCAACACCAATTCCCATATATTTGTCTAATAATTCCAACACTCTTTGAAGGGTTGTTGCGGAACAAATAGGTATCCCCCATTTTTCGTGAACAATAAAATACATTGTATTTTTCATATTTGTTTTTTTAAATTTTTTTGTAGTCCCAGCCCGATTTGAACGGGCATCTTATCATCCGTAGTGATAGATTCTAAACCATTGAACTATGGGACTAAATTTGTTGCGGAAAGTTGAGGTGTCGATCCCCATACAATACAATTGTACCTATCGTTTTCAAGACGTAGACCCAGGCCGCTGAGCTTAACTTTCCAATTTATTTAAGTAGGTATGATGAGAATCGAACTCACTAAACCAACATCCACAATGTTGTCCCTCTCCATTTGGGTTCATACCTCATATAATCCATTTCGAAATTTCAGATGGTTTTTTGTCCATCTTCTCTGCGAGTTCCTTTTTGCTGATGTCGTTTTCACGCAATAGCTGATTGGTGCGAACCACCAGGTCGGCATACCAATCCACAAAGATTTCTACATCTTTCGGTGTGCTTTTCAGCAATCTATCTACGGTTTTGCTTCTCATTGTCTTATAGTTGTTTGGTGGTGGGAGTAGGAATCGAACCTACATTAAATAATCTTCAGCTATTCGCCTTGACCAACTTGGCAATCCCACCATAAATTAAGATAATTCATCAATATCAATTTCGTTCAAAACACTTCCTTTGTTTGGTGGAAGATGTTTTTTGATTTTACATTTTCCACCCATATCACAAGATAAAACTTTAAATTCGTTACCTTTACATTTTACAATTTGTCCGATTTTAGGAATATTTTTCATATCATTAATAGTTAAGTTTGTTAGAAAAATTTAGAGTAAGTATCCACCACGTTTAAGGCTGGTTGTGGACAGTGCTACCTACGACCTTTCCTTACTCTTCCACAAAATTACAACCCTTTATTCTTATTTCCAAATGTTTTATCAACTTTTTTAGTAACGAGGTACTTTTTTAGCCAATTTTCTAGTTTTGTCAATCTTATTGATTGCTTCATTATGAGCACATTCATCAGAAACTTTCACAACATTAAGAAAGAATTCATAAGTTGCTTTGTAAAGTACTTTTTCAGCTCCAGTTAGATTTTTCATTTCCATTTTATTATTTTTTTACGTGTGTTACATTATTATAACTATCCCACATCCCTTAAAGTTCCAAGATTTCATATTTTTTTTAAAGTGGTCAAATTTCACCACTTTAAATTGTTCCCCCTGATGGAATTGAACCACCATCCTCAGAACCAAAATCTGATGTAATAAGCCTTTATACCAAGGGGGATTATATTTTACCAACGATGTCAAAGAACACAAAAAAACCCTGAACGTCTTTTGTCCAGGGTTTGTATAAAAAATTAATATCTTTTTTACCATCACGAGATTCCACCTGAACCATAAGAATCCGCTGACCAACAATTTTTAAATTGCGGTTGTACTGAATTACTAATATGGTTTATCGATGTTCTCATTTTTGTTATTTGTTTATAAATATCACTAAATTATTAAAAAGTTTGGTTCGGAATGATTTTTTAAGATATGCTGTCTTTTTTAAGTTGCTGAACTCATTCGTTATAACCTTAATTGTCAGGATAGTTTTTGTTCAATTTGACTAAATTTGATATTTTAATTTGCTGAATCTATCCTTTGTTCTATATAACGTAAATTTAATTTAAAAGTTTCATTAAGTCAAGAAAAAATAGGAAAAATTGGTTTCAGAATGGGTTTTTGGTTAGTAATTTATTCCCGTGCGATTAGGAAAGTGAGACTAACCCCCCTCCTTATCAGAGGGTGACAAGATTTGAACCTGTCCTCGTATCCATTGTGATAGTAATTGATTTGTTGTGTTAACTTTGCAGTAATCATTCCTTTTAAACCAATTTTTCCATTTTTTTTAAACTTCTATCATCTTGTATCTTTCGGACTCAATGGTTTCGGTCATAATTAATACAGGTGATAGTTCTTTTCCACCAAGAATTGACTTCAAGATTGAAGGACTAAAACCAGATATTAACGCTGTCCCACTTTCATCAAAACGAACAGGGAAGTTATCTCCTCTCGATTGTATGTTCCAAAAGATAATACCAGGTAGTTGATATCCACTATTCTCATATTCTTCACGAATCATTTGAATTGCGGAATTATTACGACCAGTTGCTTGATTAAATTCCATATCTGATAAGATAAGGATTTTAGTCGGCATCTCACTTTGAGGTACATTGTGTTTAATTGATTGGTTTAGAATCAATTTGAACACAGACTCCAAGTTTGTACTCATACCCCATTCAGCTGCACGTAGTTGTGTGTATCTATCATATAGATTACCTCTCAACTTTTGTAATTGCGGTCTCTCAGAGAATGTAATGAAAGAGTCTTTAAAAGAACCTTCATTTCTTTCTGAAATATATAATCCCAATGATACTGCGACATCCAAACAAGTTAGATTACTATTGTTACCGGCTAAATTAATCATTGAACCTGATACATCAACTACTGGTAAAATTCTTTCGTTACTTCCTTCCATAAAGTTGGGAAGAGCTTTCCATTGTTCTATTGCCAAATCTTTGACACCTTGTTCCAAAGTTTTAACAACATCATATGGATATACAGCCCCAGCATTTACTTTAGTTTCACCTTTTTTCAATGATTCCAAGTATACTCCAAAACCAGTTAAATCGTGTTTAGAGAATGCTTTAGTGTATCGAGCCATAGCCAAAGATGGTACTTTTGAGTATTCAATATTTGTCCACTCGTTAGCACACATCTTTTGCTCGACCGTTTTGGAAAGAACAACCAAAGTTTTACGTAATGATTTTGGTGTAAGACCCATAACCTTCCTGATTGAGTTAAAAATAACTCCTTTTCTTGGCATCCACTTTGCACATAGTCTATTTTTGGCTTCTAAACCTTGTACTATTGTGTCAATCGCATCGTCATTCACTTTTGTGTTGAATAGGACTGTAAGATCGTCCCAACGACCGAATTCAGGGATGAATTTGATATTCTTCGCCAATACTTTTGGTGCCACCTCTGCTAAGAGTTGGATTATATCACGGAATATCTGTCTTTCACCAGCACCACCACGAACATCTCTTGCCCAAAATAATATACGCAATGCAGTCTTAGGACTCTCAATGAAAGCCTTTGAGAATAGACTTAACAATCTTTCTTTGTCTTGTCCTCTCATTGCTCCAATGGTGAAGAATAGATTCACACACTCGTTAAGAGTTGATGAATTTGTAACCATACCATTTTCAGTTAAAGTATCTTCTGTCTGTAATGCGTCTAAGAAGTTCATAATATTCTGTTTTTTAATTTGTTTTGAAAGTATAAAATATATACTTTGGTTTGTCAAGGGTAATTTTAAATATTTGTTTTAAATTTTTCATTCAAAATATCAAAAAGTTTATTGATATTGTCAATTTCTTTTTGATAAAAATTTTTGACCTCCTCGTGTTGCGATTTGTTCATCTCATCAATAAAATGATTTCTTAACATCATAGAATGAGAGGTTAATAACACAAATTCATCTTGGTTTAACTTTAAATTTTTCATTTTAAATCTTGTATTTGAATTAAATAATTTGTTACCTCTTTTGGACTTAGATATCCAAGAACATTTTCAGTAATTGGGGTATCATAAGTTAATTTACCATAATTGTCAAGTACGATCAATTCATATAAACCTATATGACCACCAAATGATTGTTCATTACGAATTATCGAAGCCCCATATCCATTTTTAAACATAATTTTACCAATAATACCAGTCCAATTAGGTTGGAAATCAATATCCTCAAATGTTTTGTAATGTAAATCACAAAGTTCAATTAATTTATTGACACTAAGTCCAAATTGTTCTGATGTGTTGATTAAACCATCAGTTTCAATGTTTGATTTTATGGCATCAAGTGTTTTCTGTTTCATTGGGATTAATTTTACGCAAAGATATAAGTTATTTTTTATTTTTTCTCAAATGTCTCTTACATTTATTACAAAATTTACCAGTTTCATATTCATCGTTGTTAATTGCCATAATACAAGACAAATTATCACAATGACCCAAACCTAAAGTGTGTCCAATTTCGTGAATCAAAGTTTCTTTCAACCATTCTTTTTCACCTCTAACAATAATTGTTGTACCATCAGTTAATCCTTTAACTTCATTATTATGCCATAATCTTTTATCTACGATGAATATAGTATTTCTATAACTATTTAATTCGTTCATAGCTTCTTCACCATTGATATAATCACTAGTATTCTTAATTCTCATTGTTGGAGTAATTCCGACACCTAAAGCAATTTTACATTTATATCCGTAGAACTCTTCAACATATTTAACTGCTTCAGTTAAATCACTATTATCTACATTACCTAAAGGTCTAATGTAATAATCAACACTATTAGTATTTCTACGTTCAGTTTTACGTATTGATTTAATATCAAATTTTAATTCTGGTTCTTTTTTTAAGAAAAAATCAAAAACATAACATCCAATGATAACGATTATAACAAATTCAATTAGTGTTTTCATCTTGGTATTCTTTATATCGGTTAAACAATAGGACAAAGATATTACCTTATTTTCTTATTTCATAATTTTATCCTTTAAATTTTTTGTATCTTGAAAAAAAATAATCGCTTAAAACTTTTTTAACTCAAATCAAATTATTATACTTACTAATAAAATATTATAATGGAAAAAGTATTAGTGTTAAATGCGGACTTCACCCCTATAAATATAACTAGTGTTTATAAGGGATTTACTTTAGTCAACAAAGGAAAGGCTGAAGTAATAAAAGCAAGTGAGAATCCAATTATCTCAGGTATGAAGGAATTTGTACGTCCATTGATAATTCGTTTATTAAATTTTGTTAAGTTCAGAATCAATAAATTAAGAATTAATAGACAAAGAATTTATAAAAGAGACAACAATGAATGCACATATTGTGGTAGTAAGAAAAATCTTACTATTGACCATATTATACCAAAATCAAGAGGTGGTCAAAACACTTGGATGAATTTAGTAACTTGTTGCTCAAGTTGTAATAGATTGAAAGGTGATAGAACTCCTGAAGAAGCAAATATGAAATTAAATACCAAACCTTATGAACCAACAATATTCTCAGAAATATTAAATTCATCAGTTGGTCAAGTTTGGAATGAATTCAAAAACGATATCTATTAAAACACAAAAGGACGTTTTCACGTCCTTTTGGTAGATGTTGGATACCTCCCTTTCTTTTAGTCGAGTTTATCCCATGCAAGTCCTACCTTGCAGGTATCTTTAATAAGAATTTTTACGTTTTTTAACGATTCTTAAACTTTCTCTTATAATTGAAGTCAAATTATCTTTAGATTCACCAATATTACCTAAAAAGAATGGTGAAGATGCTCTAAGTGATTGGAAAAATTTCATCTCTTTATTTCTTAATGGCATTTTACCTAAATTTTGAGCAATACAAGCATTAATTTTGGGTTTTCTAGTATTAAAGAATGCTGAAGTTGGTTTCATTTTACCACCACTATTATTATATCTTTTTATTTCTTTCATATATTCATCAATAACTACACTACAATCTTTTTTAGTTGTACTAATATCAGAATAGTTCTTACAAACTAAAAACCCTTTATCAAAAACATCAGGATATGATACGCTTAAATCAATTGATGTTACTTCACCAGAATCGAAGCCACCTTTTGCACATTTATAATATTTGTCATTATCATTTATATATTTGTTCAATATTTTTTCTTGTTCCGCTGGAATATCAAGAACAGCTCCAGTAGCTTTTCGTGGTTTCCATAACCAAATATTTAATTTTTGATTTTGGACTGTCTCAAGAAATTGTGGAATTCCTTTTACCTTGTCATAAAATCTACCACCTTCTTTTAAATCTGGATCGGTATTTAGATTAACTAATTCATAGTTTAGTATATCAGTTCCTTTTACATCACCATATCCTTTGTAACCTAATCCATTATTTGCTATTGGTGTTGTTAATACATTATATAATTCTTTACCAACACCACTTAAAAAATCAGGATTAGTTCTTTCTTCTAGTTGTTTACATTTATAAGCGAGAGTTCCAAGATAGACATAATTAGGTGAAGCTCCACTATACTGATAAGAAAGTGTACGTCCTGGATTATTTTTTGATTCTTTATTAGTATGGAATACTGATATAAGAATTCCTGTCGCATCATCTTTCTTCTTTTGTTCTACAGCATCAATACCAAGGTCTGGATCTTTTACATTTGGTGTGAAACCATCTTTGAAACATCCAGCGGCCGCAGCAGTTTTTAAAAATGAGTCTTCTATATCTTCCCATTGATTTGTTTGTTTCACACTATATAAATCTTCTATTTCTTTTATTAATTTTTTCATTTTTATTTATTTTATAAATTTGATGCAAAGCCTGATTTTGCTGAAGACATTCCACATTTACCTTTTATTAATTTATAAGTATCAAACGTTAGTTCAAGACCATACCCCTCACTATCCAAGGCATCTAATACTTTTGGTGAAAATTTACCATCATTAGGTAATCCTAAACAAATTTGAACCGTACCAATAATACCTTCATTTTTACAACCTAAGCTCATTGGAAATTCATCACATTCATTATAGCTACCATTCCAATTAGAAATTAATTTTTGTTTTTCTGTTTGTGTTACATTAACTGGGTCATCCGATAAATCATCATCTCTACTTGGTATGTCTTCACAAACTATAGTATGTTCATCACCATTATCAAGTTTTACAACAACCTCAGAAGATTTTTTATCATAACTCCAAGTTCCCTTATGTTGTTTATTTTCAGTTTCAAATTTTTTATCTAAATAGAAATTACCACCACCATTTTCATCAATAAATTCATTACCTGTAGTTTCTAATAATATATGTGTTCTTGTTCGCATTTTGTCAGCATCATTTGGGGTGACTGCTTTATTTAAACAATCTGGGTATCCTGTATTACCCCCTTTAGTTAAAATTTTCCAAATTTCATAAGCAATCAATCCTGTTATGGCTAAAGCTAATAATTTCCAAATATTTTTGTAAACAAATCCTACAACTACACCAGCACCCTTTACAATACTCCAAGCGGTTGATGCTGCCGTAATTCTTCTATTTCTATTTCCACCATAATACGAATCCCAATCATAAGAATTTTTTCTTGATTTACCTTTTGTTGAACCTTTTGTTATCGCTATTATATCATCTAAGAATTTACCACCTTGTTTTTTATATCTTTGTACTAATAATATCGCATCATCCCCACTATAACCTTTAGCAATCATTTTATCAATTACCTTTTTTTCTTTATTACTAGTAAAAAAATCTTTAAAATTTTTACTACTAACCATATCGTCAGCGATTTCTTTTCTTACAACATCATCTGATGAATTTTTGAAAATTGTTTTTCTTAATGCTCCAAGGTCTTTAGGAGTATATGAGTTTGATTTAAGTTTAGTAAGAATTTCTGCCGCATCATTCCCAAATACTTTCATTTCACTTGGAATTGATTTAAATAAAACTTCAAGTTCTTTAACCGCTGTTTTTGATAAAGTTCCAGCTTCTTTACCAAATAATCTAGTTATCCAACCTCCTCCAGGAAGTTTAGGTATTGCTTCACTAATTATTTCACTTGATTGATAATTTTCATCAAGTGTTTTAGTAGTATCATATTTTGATAATAATTGAAATCTTTCTATTTCTTCTTTTAATAACTTATTCATATTATTTTTTATACTTGATAATCAGCTTCACCTGACATTAAATTTTTATTAAATTCTTCTTCTTCATCACTATTTTGTGCTATAGTCTGGCTATCATCCCCACCAAATAATGATGAAGCGTATTCCGCTCCTTTTTCTATGCCTTGTTCAACACCATAAATAGCCCCTAAACCTGCCGTAGTTAGAATTATTGGTTTAGGTCTAAGAAGTCCACCAATAGCTTTTAAAAACCTCTGTAATACAAAATCGAGAGAACCCAAAATCCCTTTTATGAATGATTCTCCAATTGGAAAAACTTTAGATAGTGATTCTGCTGCTGATTTTAATAAAGATGGTGTTTTTGCCGCACTTTGAGCCATTTGATTTAATGTATTTCTTGCGGCAGGATTTTTACTTACCAACCCAGTTAATTCACCAACTGTTCTAATACCCGCAAATGTTTCTCTCGCAACACCAGCAATACCCCCAGATAATACAAGACCCAAAATATCTATACCTAACATTAAAAATTGTAAATAAATATTCGTTTCTTTTTCTGTGTCACCAGTACTAATTTCATATATATCCAAAGCAACAATTATCGCCCAAATTACTGCTTGTGGTAATTTACCAATACCTGTTGCAACTAATATAATATCTAAAATCATACCAATAGGATGATACATAGCATCTCTTAATCTACGAGCAACATATAATGGACCTTGTTTTAATAAATTTAAAACATCATTCCATTCCCCTCTACTAATGTTTCCAATTAATTTTTTAGCATTTTCATAAGTTGTTGATGCAAAATCTGAAACTCCTTTTATCGCTTCTTTTCCTTTTTCATAAGTCCAATTGCCAAAATCTTTACCAGTTTCCCAAGCCCATTCACCCCAAGTTCTTTCTGTTAAAAATTGTCTAAATAAAGGCTTTAATACTGAATAGTTTTGTTTAGATTCTAATAATAAATTATTATTTAATGAGTTTAAAACAGATTCTCTAATATTTTGTGGTATATTGTGGCCAACCTCAAAAGAATGTTTTAAGAACATTTTGAACCTATCAAAATTTTCCCAAATATTTCCAAGTTTAGTTTTATTTTTTAAATCATATAATTCATCAAGGAATATAAAGTATTTTTCATCTGGTGACAACCAATCAGTAATTACTGGGGATGAAGATTCCTCAATGACTTTAAAATTTTCATTTAAAGTCATTTTATTGTTATATGACATCAAAAATTGAGTTCTTTTTATACTAGGATTCATTCTTTTTATGTATAAATATTCTTATTATAATAAAGTGTTACCTTTTCCTCTCGTTACTTTTACAATATCTCTCCATTTTGTTAAACCAATTTGATTTGCAGGTCCTCTTGTTGCACCACTTTCCCATTTTGTTACGGTCGGATATGCAGCGGCTTCACCACCTCCACCACCACCTGCTGCCGGTGCGGCATCTTGTTCATCAAGTTCACCATCAAAATCTTTTTTTGGTGTATATCTTTTCATCAAGTCTATTATTTCATCAATTTGAAAATTTTCCATTATAAAAATTCTGGTTTTGGTAATTTATCTGTGAATAAAACATAATATTCATTAAGAAATGATAATATTTCATTTTCATCAATAAATAAATCATCATCAATATCCTCATAGTCATCACTTGAATTAAATTCATCTATATCCGTATGAAAATTATATCCAAAATCATCAATGTCAATAAATGGGATTTCAGCTTCCCTACACTCTTCTTCACTATCTGAATTAGTTCTAAATGTAACTTCTAAAACTTCTTCTAGTTTATTAATATGAAATGTTATAATTTCAATAATTTCCATTTTTAATAATTTTTAAATCGTTTAAACATATCCAAAGTTTTATTAACTTGTTCTTGAAGTGGTTCTATGATATCTTCATCAATATCCTCATTATCCAAATAACTATCCTCTGCAAAATATTCATCTTCTTCGTCCATTTCCATAGAAAAAGGTAAATCCATTGTTCCATATTTTAAATCATTAGGACCATCACCAATTCCATCATTACCAGTAAAATCTCCTTCAGTTGGTGTCATATAAGTATAATCATCTTCTTCCTCCGAGAATAATCCAGTATCCATACCATCATATCTCATTTCATTTATTCTCATATTGGTATATGATTTAACTTCACCTTTATTATTAACTGTTATTCCACCTTTATCATTTGCATAATCTTGGACATAAAGTGGTTGTTGATTTATTTGTTGTCCATATGTTGTAACAAATCCATCATAGACTTGTCTGTGTTGGTCAAGAATGTCATTCCTTTCCGCTTTGTTCATTTTAAAAAAATATGCGTTCATGTTCTTTTTATTTATAAATATTATGTATTTATTTAAATATTTATTGATATGAGAATTATAATTACAGAAAGTCAAAAAAGAATGATATTACTTGAAAACATAGGTGAAGACCTTGGAAGTATTATCAAACAAAATGCTGAAAGAGTAAAAAAAATGGTTTCAGAAGTTCAAAATCAAATTGGAATGAATCTTCAATTTCTTTTAACTTGGGGGGCAGGTATTGGTGGATTTATGGGTCCTGTTGAAGATTTCGTAAGAGGTAGATTCCCAGAATTAACCGATTTACAAGTATTTCTTATTATTCTTGGTGTCATATCAACACATTTAATTGAAAATAAAGAACTTAACAATAAAATATTAGAAGAACTTAACAAAAAAATATTAGATAAAATAAAGGAAGATGGTATTTTAAAACAATTTAAAATATCATCAAAAAAAACAAACGAATTAAAATCAGTTTTTTCTGATTTTGTTGAAAGTTTGGGTGTCACATTCCATAGAATAACAAATATGTTGAGTTATACCTTTATAATACCAATCATCCCAATGATATATCAAATGGTAACTGATGGATTAGTAACAAATAGTGATTTAAAAAATTTGGCAACAAGAGTTATTGCTTTTACTGGTTTAACTATATCAGGTATTCTTTTCAAAGATTTAATTACAAAAATGCTTAGAAGATTTAAAGGTAAATAATTGAATTTCTTAAATTATTGATTTATGTTTTAGCTAAACAAATATAAATTACATATGCAGAAATTTGATTTTAAAGACATCACCTTAGTTCCAGAAACAATTACAAATATTGATTCAAGAAGTGAAATTAACATTTTAACCGAAAATGTCACCCTACCCATTATAGTAAGTCCAATGGATACTGTGGTAGATAATTCAAATTATAAAAAGTTTTTAGATAACAATTTAGAAGTTTGTTTACCAAGAGGGGAATATTCAAGTGATAATAATGTTTTTACATCAATATCATTATATGATTTTGAACTAATGGTGTTAAAACATCAGAAATTTGAGAAAGTACCAATATATCAAAAAATTCTTGTTGATATTGCAAATGGTCATATGTCAAAATTATATGACTTGTGTAAATACTTCATTGAACATATCAAAACAGACCAAGAATTAATGATTGGTAATATTGCAAACCCAACAACATACGAAAAATTTGCTGAACTTGGTGTTGATTATATTCGTGTTGGTATTGGTGGCGGTTCAGGGTGTCTAACATCAGCAAATACTGGTGTTCATTACCCTATGGCTTCTCTAATTTCAGAATGTTATCAAATTAAACAGAAAAGAGGTTATAAAACCAATATTGTTGCGGATGGTGGATTTAGAAATTATGACGATATAATTAAAGCATTAGCCCTTGGTGCTGATTATATTATGTTAGGTGGAGTATTAAACAAATGTCTTGAATCTTGTTCCCCAATTTATTTCAATAAATGGATTAAATTAAATGATTCAACATCAACTTATATTTGGAATAACTTACCATACCTTAGAAAATATATGTATAAAAAATTTAGAGGTATGAGTACAAAAGAAGTACAAAAAAAATGGGGTAGAGATAAACTAATAACATCCGAAGGTATATCAAAATATAATAAAGTTGAATATACTTTGGATAAATGGCTTGAGAATCTACAAGATTATCTTAAATCTGCAATGTCATATACTAACTCAAAGAATTTAGAAGAATTTAAAGATACTGAATATATATTTATTACGGAGAATGCCTTAAAAAGGTATTATAAATAATATGAATAAGAAAACCTTAATTAAAATTGTTGAAGATGTAGACTATTTTGACAATTACGATTCACCTCAAGAAATTTATATAAATTTAAGTGACTATGTTGATCAGAATATTTTAGATGTTATGAATGGTAAAGACGTAATGTTATTTTGTTTTTTAACTTATGAACAAAGATTTTCAGTCGATTTATCTAAATTATATGACTTTATTAGTAATAACTACTCTAGATTTACTATTGGAGAAATTTTAAGTCTTAATCCAAATAAAGAATGTTATGAATGTGATGGTGGTGGTAATGTAGGTTGTATAAAATGTCATGGCGATGGAGAAGTAGATTGTTCTAATTGTGAAGGTGACGGTAAAGTAGAATGTGATGTCTGTGATGGTGATGGTGTTGATAGTGATGGTGATACTTGTTATGATTGTGAAGGTTATGGAGAAGTGAAATGTAGTAATTGTTATGGACGAGGTAGTAAAACTTGTTTTAATTGTGGAGGTGATGGTGATTTAGAATGTGAAATATGTGATGGTAAGGGAGAGATTAAAGCAGTTAATGAAACTTTAGTTAAAATGACTAGATATCTATCTTACGATATTAATTTTACTAAAAAATTTGAAAATATGGTGCCAGATGATGTTATTTCCCCAGAATTTTATAACCGATTGATGAGTAGAAAAAAGTTTTTAGTAATTCAAGATTCTGATTATCTTTCTGAGGACTATGACCATCCAAATTATAAAGAAATGGAAGAAGGTGATGTATTTTTAGTTCAAGAAAAAAGTAAACCTGAATTAAAACATAGTTTTGGTAAAATTAGTGCATATTAATTTTGACTTTCAAATTACTATTTCCTTTAATAACACGATGATAAACACCCTCTGGGATAAAATATTTCTCCCCAACAATTAATTTAATGGGGAGTTCATTATCCATTTGTAAATACCAATTATCACTTTCTAAGATTTCAACAAGTCTATTTTCTCTATCTCTATGCCATTTTAATTCTTCATCATCAACATTTTCATCAAATGTTCTGATTCTAATGTCATCAATTATTTCTTGTTGAAAGGGTAAATTTTCCATTACCAATTAGCACTAGATTTTAATCCCAATTTTTTGGCATGCCTCCCAACATTGCAACTCCAGTACCCGGCCATTGTTCTGTCTTTCTTTTGGGCACAATTATGTCTTGCTCTAAATGATTTTGCTGCTTTTGGATTTCTATTTCTCACTTTAAGATTTGGATCCCCAAATGTTACTTTCTTAATTGTACCTTTTGGTGTTTTTACATAAACAGCAAATTTTTTGGGACTTCCTGGTGTTCTAAATGGGGAGTTTAATTTAACATTCTTTCCACGATGTTTCGCTTCAAATAATAACTCCTCAACTTCCTCTTCAAACATTGGGGCATCTAACCATACTTCATCACCATTTTCTAATAATACCTTTTTACCCAAATCAGATTCAACCAACCAAATATCATCTTCGTTTAATCTAATATTACCTTGATAATATAAATTTCTAACTTCATTGATTAATTTAAAATATTTGTCAGAATATATTCTAAAGATATTTTCATTTAATGATATTCTGTTTTCCAAGTGATATTTTAAATCTTCAGATATCATACAAGGTTCTGTTAATCTCATTGGGGGGTTAAGAGATTCCCTCAAAACTTTTTTTATTAGATTGTCTAAACTATTTCTCATAATTTGTTTTTTTAGATAAATATTCTTACTTTTATAATCATATATTAACCATCAAACAATTAAATAACTATTATGAAATTTTATTCGTTTTTTCACACGATTATACAAATCTATATTCTTATTAAAGTTTCTTATCTACTTTTAATGACTTCTTATAATCCTGAAGCATATCCATTGTCAATGTTAAATTGGTGGATATACTTTCTAATCTTTGATATTTGGTTAATTACAATGTTCCCAAAAAATGATTCAAATAGTAATGATTAGATAATTTATTAATTATTGTCTTTTTAAATATATTTATATTTATAAAGATAATTACAGCGAAATGAAAATTAAAATAAGAGAAAGTCAACTTAAACGAATAATTGATATTATTTCTGAAAGTGTTGATAATAAATTGAATGTCTTATTTGTTGGGGATAGTTTAAGTTCTGCCCCAGGTTATACTTGGAATTACAAATTAGCAAGCAAAAATTCTAGTAAATGGAATAGTGAACATTTAGTAAAAGGTGGGGTTAGAACAGGATGGATGTTAGATAAATTAAGGTCAAAACTAAATCAAGATAAAAAATATGATTTAGTTTTTATATATGGTGGTACTAACGATATGTTTTCATTAATAACAAAAAATGAGGCGATATCAAATATAAATAAAATGGTTGATTTGGTTGCAAAACAAGGTGGTAAAACTATTGTATTTGCGGGTTATGATGCTGAAAAAGTAATGTCTGAAAAATCGAATTCAAACGGAGGTAATTTGAAGAAAACAATATATTGTAGTGAAGAATGTATGTTAAAAAGTAGAAAAAAAATGATTGAGTTTCAAGACGCTATTCCAAGTGAAATTTCAGGAGAAAATGTGATTGTAATACCTAAAATGCCTGGTGGTGATCCATCTTGGGCTGGCGATGGTACTCATGTTGGTCCCCAAGTTCATAATAAAATGGCAGACTATGTTGGAGGTTATTTAACGAATATTCCAACAAGCCCAGAAAATAATGATAATTTTTATGATTTATTAAAAAATAAATCTAATTTATCTCAAGAAGTTAATTTATCTGAAGATTTAATACTATATTTAAAAAACATAAAAAATTCAAACGCTACTTTTGAATTTAAAGGTTCTGTTATTGCCGATGAAGATATTAGGCCTATTCAAACAGGTTTAGAATTACTAGGATTTTATCTCCCAATTTGGGGAATTGATGGGAAATTTGGAAACGAAACAAAAAAATCAGTAAAAGAATTTCAAAAATCATTGGGGCTTAATACTGATGGTATTATTGATAGTAATTTAATTGGAAAAATGATAGATGAATTAGAGGATAAAAATTTAACTAATGCTGATTTTGAAAAAATACAAATTGAAAAAACTGCAAGCCTATCTGATGATGAGACTACAAATATTTCAGTAAACATTTCTAATGTTAATGTTGAATCAAATATAAAAGCCAAATTTAAAAATGTTCTTAATCAAAATAATCTTAGTTATGATGATTTTGTTTCAGATTTAAATGAGATTAATTTAAGTCCAGATATTGCAATTAAACAACTTTATGCTGAATCAGCATTTAGTCCTAATATAATTAATTGCACAAGAGTATCAAGTGCTGGGGCTAAAGGTATTGCTCAATTTATGCCATCAACATGGACTCATTATGGTAATGGAGGTAGTCCATGTAATGTTAAGGATTCATTAAAAGCTTATGTTAAATTAATGAGAGACTTAATTAAAATGTTCCCAGGTAGAATTGATTTGGCTATTGCTGGATACAATAGTGGACCTTACAAACAAATCTACAAAAAAGCACTTAACAATAATATACCATTTAATCAAATTAAATCAGATATCCCAAATGAAACTTGGAATTATGTCAATAAAATTTTGGGGTAATTTTTAATTATACAGATATTTATAAAGAAAAATTTATTTATGAAATATAAAATTAATGAATCTAAAATTAGATACGCAATCAAAAAAGCATTACTTGAACAAGAGGTAAAAGAAGAAAAACCTAAACCAAGATGTGTTCCTCAAAATGTTATTGAATTAGATGAAATTGTTGGTACTGCCGATGAATATGATAACTACGCACCAGGGGTAAACAAAAGAAAACTTGGTGTGAATTCAATGGTTGATACTTTGGGTATCCTTAATAATATAAGATTGTTCAAAGATGTCAAAGATGGTGGGTCTCATTTAGCTTACAATATGATGCACCATCTAAATAAGTTCAGAAATAAAAATTATTACGATGAAACATCGGGTCAATGCAATAAAGCTATGGATAAAATAATTGAACTTTATAAAGAAAATGAACATGGAACTGAACTTGTTAAAGATATTGAAAGAGTATTAAATTTACAAACAAAAGATGACGAATATACACCCTCACCAAGAGCTAAAGAATATCTTAAAAGATGTTTGGCCTTGATTAAGGGAGAATAATCTAACCTCTTAGGAGGACTTTTAGGACCGTTTGCTGTTATGGCAACAAAAAAAGAGGACATCGCTACGTCCTCTTTTTATATTTTTACTATTTATAGTAAAAAGAATATGAAAAAGAAATTATTTTTTGGATGGGAAAATACCAAATGGTTTATTAGAGAAATTGGTAAAATTTATTCTTCTAAGAACTCAATATTTTCCAAAAAAAGAATTGAATCTGGTATTGCATTCATAGTTGCACAATGGGGAATGATTTTTTTCCTACTTGAAAAACATTCAACATTAACTATGACTGATTTAATTCTGTGGGCTGGAGTTGAATTCGCAATCTCAGGTTATATAATTCACCAAATTCAAAAAGAAAAGAAAACTGAAGAACAAAATGAAGAAACCCCCAACGTTTAATTGGGGGCTTTTTATTTACTTCACTTCTTCAAATTCTACATCTGAACCTGTAAATCCATCAGTATTTTCGGTTTGACCTACATTACTATAAAGTTCTTGTGTAACTTTTTGCATAGTTGAGTTAACATTATCAAGAGCTTCATTAATTTTATCCATTTCACCAGTATTTTTAGCTTCCCTCAACTCTTCTAAACCTTTTTTGATTTCTTCCTTGTGTTCATCACTGATTTTTTCATCCAAATCTTTCATTGTTTTCTCAATATTAAAGATTACACTATCAGCTTCATTGATTTTCTCAACTTTTTCTTTCGCTAATCTATCACTTTCAGCGTTTTCTTCAGCTTCTCTCTTCATTCTATCAATTTCTTCTTGTGAAAGTCCAGATGATGACTCAATTCTAATGGTTTGTTTCTTATTTGTACCCTTATCTAGAGCAGAAACATTAATAATACCATTTGAGTCAATGTCAAAGGTTACTTCAATCTGAGGAATACCCCTCATTGATGGTGGAATACCATCCAAATGGAATTTACCAATAGTTTTGTTGTCTTTTGCCATTGACCTTTCACCTTGTAGTACGTGAATTTCTACAGATGGTTGATTATCTACCGCTGTAGAGAAAATTTGAGACTTTTTAGTTGGAATTGTTGTATTTGCTTCAATTAATTTGGTCATAATACCCCCCATTGTCTCAATTCCTAGTGAAAGTGGGGTTACATCCAATAAAAGTACATCTTTTACGTCTCCAGCTAACACACCACCTTGAATTGCAGCACCTAGAGCAACAACTTCGTCAGGATTTACACCTTTTGATGGTTCTTTTCCAAAGAATTTCTTAACCGCCTCTTGAATTGCTGGAATTCTTGTTGATCCACCAACCAAAATGATTTCATCAATGTCATTTACAGATAATCCAGCGTTTTTAAGGGCTGATTTACAAGGATTTATTGTTCTTTCAACCAATTTGTCAATAATCTGTTCAAATTTAGCTCTTGTAAGTGTTTTTACAAGGTGTTTTGGTTGATTATCAATAACCATAAAGTATGGTAGGTTAATTTCAGTATTTAGAGCCGATGAAAGTTCAACTTTTGCCTTTTCTGCGGCTTCTCTAAGTCTTTGTAATGACATTGAATCATCAACCCAACCTCCATTCTCATTTTTAAACTCAGTTGTTAACCAATCCACAATTGCTTGGTCAAAATCATCACCTCCAAGGTGAGTATCACCATCAGTTGACAATACTTCGAACACACCACCACCCAATTCAAGGATAGAAACGTCATGAGTACCACCACCACAGTCAAAAACAACAATTTTTGAGTCTTTGTTCTTCTTATCAAGACCATAAGCCAATGCTGCGGCCGTTGGTTCATTGATAATACGTCTCACATTCAACCCAGCAATCTCCCCAGCTTCCTTTGTTGCTTGTCTTTGAGCATCATTGAAGTATGCTGGTACTGTAATTACGGCTTCAGTTACTGATTGACCCAAATAATCCTCAGCAGTTTGTCTCATTTTCTGTAATACCATAGCAGAAATTTCTTGTGGAGAATATTCCTTACCATCAATCTTCACTTTAGGTGTGTTATTTTTCCCTTTTACGACATTATATGGTACTCTCTTAACCTCAGACTTAATTTCGTCATAATTTGAGCCCATAAATCGTTTAATTGAATAAACTGTCTTGTCTGGATTTGTTACAGATTGTCTTTTAGCGGGGTCTCCAATCTTTCTTTCCCCTCCATCAATAAATCCAACAATTGATGGGGTAGTTCTTTTACCCTCTGAATTGGTGATAATTACTGGTTCACCATTTTCCATAATTGCAACGCACGAATTTGTCGTACCTAAGTCAATTCCTAAAATTTTGCTCATAATTTTTCTGTTTTTGTTTAATTATATGTTTTATTTTTTATGGAGTCAATCCAAAATTTATATTTCAATGTATAAAAACTAGACCATAATGAAAACAACTGACAATTTGTCAGTTTTTATGACAAATTAAATTTTTTTTATCAAATTATTGTTTTTTTGAAAACTTTATAGTATTTATTCCTAAAATAAAAATCAATGGGTACTAATCTAATCAACATAAATCGCGTTTTATCTTACTAATCCTCCTATTATTAGGGGGATTTTTTTTTATACATAAATTAACACATAAAAACAATTTTTAAAAAAAATGAAAAACACAAAAATTTACAATGAATTGGTTCAAAAGATGAGAACCTTCTTCCAAGCTAAAGGTTTCTTAGAAGTACCTACTCAATCAAGACTTTCTATCTTAGCTGCATGTGAAAATCCACATAGCATCACAACATTTGAATATTCTGGAGAAGTTTGGCCTCTACCTCAGACAGGTCAAATGTGGTTGGAATACGAATTACTACAGAATCCTGAATATCCTGGGGTATATTGTATCTCAACATCATATAGACAAGAAGTTAATCCTATTCCGGGAAGACACTCATTGATTTTCCCTATGTTTGAAGTTGAAACTAAAGGCACAAAAGAAGATATGGTTAAACTTCAAGCTGAAATGTTGGAATATCTTGGCTTTGATACACCAAAAGTGTTTGATTATAACCAACTATGTGAACATTATGGTACAGAAATCCTTGAAGCGGAACACGAAACAAAAATGTGGGATGAAATCGGTGATTCAATCTCTCTTCAAAACTTCCCATTAAGAACAAACCCATTTTGGAATATGCAAAAGGGTGAAGGTGATAAGTTTCAAAAGGTTGACGTTATTCTTTTTGGTCAAGAAACTATTGGTTCGGCTGAAAGAAGTTGTGATAAAGAAAGTATGAAAGAAATGTTCTACACAATTGAAGGTGGAAACTACGCTGGAAAACTTTTTGAATTATTTGGTAAGGAAAGAGTAGAAAAAGATTTGGAAGATTTCTTATCTTTGGACTTCTTCCCAAGATTTGGTTGGGGTTGTGGTATGACCAGATTGGCAAGAGCGTATGAACTTAATCTTCAAAAAAAACTTAGTGCTGAAATCGCTTAATTATGACAAAAAAACAAAATCCTGAACCCATTAATACTAGAACTACTAAATACGAGGTTGTTGTTGATGGGGATGATATCATTCAAATATGGAAATATGACAAAAGAATCAGTAAAACACCATATGAAATAGAAAATATCTATAAAGGAGAACCAAAGTTTAGTAAATTAAAAAAGGGGTCGAAATAGACCCCTTTTTTTATTCTTTTTCACCTTCTTTATATTTTTCGTCATTAAATTCTTTTAAATTATTCTTTATATTCTTACCAAAATTAACTAAATCTAAAACGTGACGTATAAGTCCTTTCCCAAACATTACTTTCCAATTCTCATCAATTGATTTCATTTCAGCATAAATTAGACCCAAACTTATTATCTTGGTTGATAGATGTTGTATAGGTATTACATATTTAACAAATTCATCTAGTAAAAAAACATCCAACATAAAAAACAACAATATCAGTGAGGTATACCCAATTAATTTTGGAACAAACCCTCTTACAAAAGCTCTTGAAGTCCATCTAATTTTAACCCCCTCTCTACGTTGTTTAATTATCCTACAATAAGC